AAAGCGGTTGTCATTCATCATTCCCATGTTGGCAGCGTAGCCACCACCATCACGCCAGTAGGAGATGAATGGATCGTATCCAGCAGAAGAATGTGATCTGATTACAATGCTACCCGGACCACTTTGGTATAGCGAACCAGCAAGCTGCTGCATGTTGAGATATGCAGGGTACGCCATAGCGATGTTGGGAATAGCTGCCGAAGGCGCTATTGTATGATGTGTGAAATTGAACGTACCACCAACGTAGTGTATATAAGCACTACCACTATTGCCATAGAACGTAAGGCCCTGTGCTGGGTCGCCAGCACGTATGGTCATCATGTCAGCACGTGCAGTGACACGACCAGATACTACGTCGAACGAGCCTCCATTCAACGTGAATGTGCCAGCACCATCATATGCTAGGTTTCTACTAGCGGTGTTACCGAAGTTTACAGTAGCACTAGCACTGGTGCCACCAACTTGTATATTGGAGTCATTGATAATGAAGCCTGCGCCATTCAATATATAATGCACACCATCATAGAACAGGTACTTGTTAGCACCATCACTGCCAAAGCGGTATGCACCTTGAACACCACTTATACCACTCCACACAGAGCCTCTTGACCTAAGTGAGTCTGCAACTAGAGGATCGGCTGGAGTACCTACAGCAAATGCGTATTGAGTGCCATCATACTCTAGGTATTTAGTACCAGTAGTACCGAAGTAGTATCTGCCTGTTGTTGGTGTTAGTACTGAGGTAAAGCTAGCAGTACTTATACCGCCTGATACATACAAGGTAGCTGCTGATATACCTTCAGCAACGGATATACCTTTAGAGAATAGAGCATTGCCATCACTACCAATGCGTAGACGTTCAACACCAGTGCCAGCATTACCAGTTCTAAATGATAATGCAGTAGGTACATGACCATCACTAACAGCAGCATCTATAACAGCGCCATACGATGCACCACTTCCAAGTCCACCATCGGTAGCAAAGCCATGAGCACCGTAGATGTAATTAAAGCCTATCTCATCACCAACTTGCAGAGCTTCCTTCGCGTCCATAGTACCGCGCGAGCCAACAAGTGTTATACCAGCGTAGTAACCAGAAGGACCATAGCCACTTATATCAAGCTCTGCATAACCTGTGTCATCTTGCCAAGTGTTGAAGCCGTAGTGCGTGCTATCTGACCAATCAATGAGCGACCGTTGATCGTTGACACCAACGTGTATGTTCAACGGTCCAGTCATTATACTGGAGCCGTCTATGTTGACCTTGTTAGCAAGGCCACCACCGCTGTCTAAGTACCGCTTAGTTATAGCATGTCCATCTAGTGTAGGATCATCAGCTAGCAGCACTTGTGCAAACGATGGTGTTTGTCCTACGCCTACACCTAGATTAGTACGCGATGTAGTAGGACTAGCAACATCACTCAAGTTGTTAGCACCAAGCATATCACCAGTGCCGGGACCGGGATTGCCCGCGTTGCCTGTGCGTGAGAAGCCTATTGTAGTCTGTTCACCAGCTAACACACTGCCGAACTGTGCAATGAACTCGATGTCAAACTCTACCCACGTAGTATGATTGACAGCTACACCGATGATATTGTAGATGAAGAAGTTATCAGGGAAGCCAGACTTACGCACATAGATAGTACCTTTAGTCGGCAAGCTGGTACTATCATCCCAAGTCATCAACCAGTTCTGAACACTAGGCGCACCGGGGTCTGCCGTAGTGCCACTGATTGATAGCTTAGTAGCAAGTGCTACGTTAGCGTTGTTGTATACATGATTACCTGCACCGGGATCATGCACACCGGGATTGTTGATGAAGTTCCACCTGAATGCACCTTGTGCTGATAGCGCATTGCCAGCAGATGCAGCAGCAGCATCGGCTGCATCCTGTGCAGCATCAGCGGCAGTAGCCGCATCAACAGCGGCGTCATTAGCAACAGTAGCAGAGGAAGCTGCTTCGCTTGCAGACGCAGCAGCTTCACTTGCTGCCTCCTGTGTATCTAGTACTACATTAGTAGCATCAAACACCATCGTCCAATAAGCAGCATCAGGTGGGAAGGATGTGATGTTTGATGTATGAGCATTGATGCAGAGTTGGTATTGATAGGCAACTGTCGCTGGTGGTGTAATGATCTTAACAATGTCACCTAGCGCATACGTTGTATTAGGTGTCCACTCACCGCGATATAGTGGCACACCGGGTATCTGTACTACCCAATAGCTAGGATGTGCTATGCGCTCGTCTGCGAACTCAACAGGTGGTGCAGAGCTAGTATGCTGTACCAATGCACGGTATACGTGACCATCAATAACATCAATAACACGATCACCGACTAGATACGCAGTGCTATTAGACCACTCACCGCGCATCTGCGGCACGTTGGTCAACTTCAATATAGCGTCAAGCTGCTGCCAGTTGGAATACTCAAGTGTATGCCAACGTGGTGTATCGAAGTTGACGAGCTTGAATGCGTAGTTAGTGGTAAAACCGCGTATGTTGGCTACCATATCAATGCCACCATAAAATCAATGGCAATGTAGCCGCCGCGTGTTTGTGCTGTATCGCTGCGCGAAGCAGTGAAGACATAGCACGTTTCTTCAATCTTGTCAATAGCATACGGCTACCCGCGCACTAGTGATCCACGTTGATACATCATACTGATTGCACTAATCGACATAGGCCCTGTTGTATTACCACTAATGCGCGTCTTTAGTATCTTGCACTTAATAGGTACTTGCCACAGCTTCTGTTCACGTGTTCGTCTACCTGCACCATACACCTGTGAACCAGCACCATATGCTGCTGCTTCATTGGGTACGAACAACAACTCGCGTGCTGGTGTTAGCTGACCTGTAGCTGCGTTCTTGTATATGTTATCAGCGAATACACTGAGCTTGAACTGCGATGTGCCATTGGCGTCAAGGTGTATGAAGCGCAGTCCTTTAGTAGCTTGACGTTGACCGAAGTCACTCCACGGTAGTTCCCAAGCAAACTCAACTGGCTCGCCTTTGTACTCTTCCCAGCTATCAGGTTCTAGCGCACGTGCTTCTGCGAAGCTAGCTGCTGTAGTAGTGACATTCGCTAGACACTTATACACTAATGCATCTGCGCTATCGAATACACGTTGACCAGCAGTGTAGGTGTGGCTATTAGTCCATGATATGAAGTCATACATGCCATACCAATCAGCATACACCTGATGATCAGGCGAACCGTAGCGCATCATGTAGCCATCCTGTGTGAACAGGAAGCTGCGACCTTCAATAGTACCACAGCCGCAGTTGAAGCGTAATGGCCCTGTTCCTGATGTACCACCTGTGTTCTTAGTCTTGAAGCGTGACCAAGCAGTGAGCTTCAACTGTGGTACGTAGTGATAGATGTAGCCTACCGATGCATCATTGCGTGGGTGTACTACAATCTCGTTGCCACCACCGTTTGTAGTTGACGACGATGCAGGCATTGGTAAGTCTTGGTTGATTGATATGAGAATGTAGTTTACACTCAGTATACCCATTACAGTCTGCACACCGTTGACGTTCAATTCATCCACACCAGCGAAGCTCTTAACATCAGTGATATTGATAGTGTCTCCCTGCTCTAACTGATGGTCATCAAGACGCATCACCAATGTGCGCTTGAGGAAGTCATGCTTTGCCATGTCTGCATCGAAGAACAGTGGATCAGCAGTCAAGTCACGCATGTCATTCAAGTCGTACTTCGGTAGGTAGAAGTGCACTGTCTTGTTCTTAGCATCAAAGAAGCCAAATGCGTGTAGTCGCATTGTCTCCTTCTGCAACCTGCCAATGTGTTGCGATAGCATCGTTTCGATGTAGTTGCTGACACGCTCAGGCACGATGTTGTTGCTAAGCGTTGATAGCTTAGCTGATGGAACACCGTTGAAGTCAATCATGAACATATCGCTGCCTATCTCAACGATAGTCCGCGGTGCATTGGTGCCGAAGCCAGTCAACGTATCAACAGGTGCAGGGTCATGCACTGGTAACGTAGCCTCAGTCTTCGCACCGTACTTCATCATCGTTGTAGCATTCGGTGTGATGACTAGCAGCGCATCCTTGATGATTGCAAAGCCACGCACGGCTTGTTCAGGGCTTGCAATGATAGCACTCATGTCAATGTCAACTGCATCGTTAGGTGCAGATGAACCACTGTATACTACAGCAGTATCTTGAGCGGATATGCGTATCTCTGTTAGATGCTCAGGCAACTCACGTGGATCAGTATCATGCACTGTGAAGTACCTGAATGCTGACTTACACGCATCGAACGCTGGTATCTCGAAGCTGCCATCTGTATCACTTAGATACCTGACCCAATTGCCATCAGTCTGTGTGAAGTCAATCTTCAATGGCTTATCTCTACCGTTGCTACAGATTAAGTCTTTACGGAATATGTCACTAGCTACCAACTCTGTGGCTGACCACGGCTGTGAGTTGTCAGGTAGCGTCATTGCAATAGACGCACTCCATATACGCTGTGCGATCTTGTTACGATCAATGCGTATGATCTCACCAACGCTTGTCCACAAGATGACGTAGTTGGAGAAGTACTTGCACTCTATAGGTTCACCACCTAATAGATGATTATCACGTACTACTGTGACTGGCTCGTCAGGGCTAGTACCTGATAGCGTTGCAGAGTTGGTGAGGAATATCTGGTATGAGTTAGCGTCGAATACCTTGTACACACTATGAGTGCGGTTCATCATCGCCGGTGTGACACCATTGTAGGTGATGTCCCAACCGCTAATAGTCACATGCTCGATTGTAGGATTGGTAGGAGTAGTAAGAGCAAGCCCATGTAATGGGTGATTGACGATGACGTAGCGTGACTCTGATGTTGTACCGATGCTTATGCTTACTGACATACTAGTCGCAGTGCCAGTCTTCAACTTCAACCACATCTCATAGCCATAACGTGGCCCTACGCGCCTGTCAGTATATGTCACCATGTTGTCGAACACAGGTGAGAACTTACTAGTCAAGTTCTGCTCACTATCGACCACGTTCAACCCACCACCGAAATCACGCACAGTGGTGTTCTGTAGCTTGCTAGTTGGTCGCTTCTGCTTAGGTCTACCGAGTGGCTTAAGCGCCCTGCTAACCATCTGCACCATTAGTGCCACCTGCTAACAGTTGAGCGTGATGCTAGTATTGCGTCGTGTGGGATGTTGAACTGCTGTCTATTGAACTGACCTAATGCATCTTGAAACAGCGAACGGAACTTGTCACTTGCACCGGGATTGGTGCCATCGTCTTCTAACACATCCCAGCAGCTACCAAGTATGAGTAGCTGTATGTCCATGTATATGACATCATCATCTTGTTGAAAGTCTGCTGGCTTGGTGCGATAGGTGATCCACACTCTGCCTGTTGTATCTATTGGTAGTATCTTGAACCACTTAACTCTATTCGTCCCATTCTGTCTGATGCTCATATAGTGAATGTGATCATCACGCAGCGTCATTGGTGCAATCGGTAATGGTCTAGTTGCGTGTTCACTAAACACACTATGAATGTCACGCCAATCACTCACCTTACCTTCTAATGAGCCTGTGATCTGACCTGTCGTACCATCGAGCACATATTCTTCTTGTATCGTTGTGTACTCAGGTATCCAGTATTCACGAAAGATCAGGTCGAACTTGTGCTGTATCGCCAACTGAATACGTGGCTCAGCGTATATCTGTGCATCCAACCCTTCAACCAATGACAACCGCTGTAGCACCTTAGTGACAACTTCACCGAATAGCACCATCGCTTGCTCCTGTCATAAGCAAAAGTAGCCCACATGACGCGAGCCATGCAGGCTACTCAGTGTCTAGCTGTCGGGAGTTACAAGCTAGACAACTATACAATAACGTGCGCGCTACCGTGCAAGTTACTGCGATCAACGAAGCATGAGAAGCGATACCATCGTACACCGTCAGGTGCCGCTGCTGGCGTATACGTACCACGTGGATCGGCACTGAGGAGTGTCTGCACGTTGACACCAGCAGCAAGCGCACCCGCTCCCGCTGTCACATCGCTTGTCAACTCACCAAGCAGCGAAGTGTGCAGCACTTTGTAAGGCACACCGAAGACAGCACCAACACCGATGCTATACGTCGATGCCATAGGTGCTGCAAGATATGCAACATCTTTGAACATCTTCTTGCCAACTACAGGAGTTGCACCAGCAAGGCCGAATGTCTCTCTCACTGGTTGACCGAGATAGTCATAACCCACCAGCGTGGCATTGCCTGTAGCACCGGCAAGACCAAGCACAGTGACGTTGCGACCATAACGACCCATCAGGAACTCAGTCTGCAATCCTGTAGGCACAACATTGCCAGCCGCAGCTAACACGATAGCGTTAGCAAGCAACGTGTTACCGGCTGCTGCACATGCAGGAATGTCAACTGTAGTAAGTCCATCAACGCCGACATCTGCCGCGTACATGCATTGATCTACGCGGTGATTGACGCGGCGCATACCGGGGATAGCGACTTGTACCGCCATGTTAATTAGTCCTCTTGCGTTGCGACATTCACACTTGCAAGCAGCTTGTCAACAATGTTAGGATCGTTCTCAAGCAGCTTAGTGAGAGTGTCAAGAGCTTGTTTCTGTTTCGTCGAGATTGCAGCATTAGCGTTCTGCATTCCCATTGGTGTATCATCGCCACCTTCAAGAAGCAGCGGCACTAGGTTACGATCTAGCTTCATGCGTACAAGGTCTTCATGGGTGAGAAACACGCTATCGCCACGCAGTGTGCGAACCATGTATCCATCCACTACTACCTCAGTAGGTACAACACGGAAGCCAATCTCATCCTTGACTGTGCGATTGACGACAGTCTTACGCTGCATTGGCTCTATGGTGTAAGCAGGTATGATCTTCTGCTTCTGATCCATGCTAAGTGCTTGCATAGGTCGGTTCTCGAAGCTAACACCTGCTGTGGGCTGTTCAGCCATTGTACGCTCCTATGGTATACTCAGTATACCGTTGCTAGTCGTTGACTACTGCGTGAGTGCGATACTGCTTCCACGTGCAGAACTGGCACTGAGTGATAACGCGCTGACCGTAGCCGTCGATTGTCCACGGTGCAGTGAGATCAACATTCTTCATGTTGTTGTCACCGAGGATGTGAAGGCGAAGGTAAGTGTCGTTGAGGAAGTAGCTGCGATCAACAGGGCAGCTTTCATCATAGATGATCGGCACGCCGTTGTGACTAATACCATCAAAGCCCAAGTCCATCATGCGCTTACCCGCGCCTGTGTTATTGAGCGGTATAGTAAGTTTGCTACGCACGGCAGCACGATACAAGCGATACTGATTACGTCCAGTAATGATAACCTTCGGACGTTCCGTACCCTGCTTGAGGTCCAACAGGACATCATCGTAGGCTTCCTCGATATTTGTCGCGTTAAGAGTACCAGCGAAGTCGTAGCTGCTGCTTCTCCACTGCACTTCCGCAGCACGATCAACACCAGCGAGCGATCCAGTGGTAGGATCGTCAGGTACGAGTAGGGCAAGACCATTCGGATCATTGCCTCCCCCAAGACCGTAGAGGTAGACACTGAACTTCTCCTTGATTGACATCTCAAGGGCTTCGAGCTTACCTTGCAACAGCTTGACTGCTGCTTGTTCACCCTTGTTCTCGTCTTCTTCCTGATTGCTGATGATAACAGTACCAGCAATA